CCATGAAGTCCACGCCGCCGGTGATGTCATAAGAGAAATCTTTTTCCTTCCACGACTTCATGCGGCCGAAAACAACCACGCCCTGTTCAAAGGTGGTAGTAGTGCCGGGCACAAGGTCGGTTGCGCCGTCATAGTTCTGCGCTTCACCGTCCAGATTGCCCAGCATCGGGATGCGGGCGTAATAGGTGCCGGTCTGTGCGCTGAAGGAGCTGCGGATGTCGGCATTGCCCACAAGTGCGCGGCTCTTGATAAGTTCGTTGCGTTTGAGGTTCGGCACTTTCTGCGTATAGCGTCCGAAGGCCTCCGGATTGAAACTTTTGGCGTCAAATTTAGTGTCTGCCATTTGTCAAACCCTCTCTTTCAGATGTTTTTTTGTTTTGTTTCTGCGGTTAATCCAGCGTCCCGCCAGCAGCCATGTGCGCACACATTTCGCTGTAAGTCATATCTTTGACGGCTTTCGGCGCGGGGTTTCCGTCGCCGTCTTTGGGGACAATGCCCGTGATTTTCGGCTGCTTTGCAGGTTCGGCAGCCTCGAACAAATAGGCGTCAGACTTCTGGATCGCTTTCAGCTGATCTTCCAGCCCTTCCGCCGTGCCGTCTTCACCCACCTTGATTTTTGCCAAATCAAGCAAGGCTCTGACCGCTTTGCTGTTCTTTGCTTTTGCCCCAGCCAGCGCAAGATTGATTGCGTTGTCCATGCGGGCAGCCTGCAAGTTGTTCTGGTACTCTTGCGTTGCTTTGGTGTTCGCCGCTTGCAATTCGGCAATCTGATTTTTCAGCGCTTCATTGTCTCCGGCGTTTTTGCCAAGCTCTTCAATCTGCTTGTCTCTTTCCGCCACTTGATCACGCAGCCCGTTGCGCTCTTCGATTACTTCGTCAAGGCGCGTTTTCGGCACAAAGTCTTTGACTGCTTCTTTGTGCGCATTGAGCACTGCGGTGATTTGTTCGGCGGTCAAGCCCAGCTTTTCCAGATCTTCTTTTTTCATCGGTTGTTTGTCTCCCTTTTCGCCGTTTTCACTTTTTGCCCGGTGTGTCCGGTTTGGCTTTTGTTGTTAATAGAATTGCGGTTTTAAAAATGTCAAATCTTAAAATCAAAATTTTTGCGTTTTTTTCGCGGGTGTGCGGGTGTCGCGCGTCCGCGCGTAAAATATCTCTCTTCTTTCTTCTTTCTTCTTTCTATTTCTTATTACTTCGGGGTACCTTCAAGTAACCTTTAAGCACCCTTTAAGGTACCTTTAAGTAACCCCGGCTTTTGGTGGTACACTTTTATTTCTTCAAAATGTACCACCGGGCAATAATGCCGAACAGTCGAACCATACAGCTGATCACCTCCACCCGTGCGCGGTCTTTCAGAAACGCCCAGAAACGCCCCTCTGTTGCGCGTTGGCGTTTTCGCGCCCGTTGTATCAACTCCCGCCGGAACACGCGCCCTGCGGCTCCGTCTGGCTGTTTTCCGGCCGTCTGCTGCCATTCCCGCAGGATGCAAAGCGGGATTTCATCGTCCCGGAGCAATCGGCGGGCAGTTTCCGGCAGATCATTGAACGAAAACCGGCAGCCCGGCGGGATGATTACCAGCCCGGCCGCCGTCCATATTTCGATTGGCTCAAAAGTTACGCCGTCAACCTTGCCGGTGTCCGCGTCTGTGAACTCTTGAACATATCGCTGTAAATTCATTCTTGCGATTTGCTCCGGTACTGCCAATAGTTCCGCACCGCCTCTACATACATTTTGGCCATTTCCGGGTCTTTTTCTGCCAGCTCCACAAGATAGCCGGTAATCTGCGGGCCGACTTCCCGCTTGAGCCGTTTCACGCCCTTGACGTTGCCGGTCTGTGCGTCAACAGAAACGCCGCCGTCAGCATCGATCTCAATATCCCAGCTGGAATTTTCCCGGCTTACGTCTACAACGTTCAGCCCGTCGGTGTAGCTGACATTTGCCGTCGCGCTCTGCGGATCAAGACCGGCGTTAAGCCGCGTCCCCACGGTAAAAGCTCCGGTGTTGTGGCTGCAACCGGTAGCGATTACCGCCAGCGTGCAGCAAAGTGCAAGCATTGCTTTCTTTTTCATAACTCTGCCTTTCTTTTGGTTTACTTCAATATGGCAACAATCAAGCTGCCAACTGCAACAATGATAGTGACAACCCACTGCCAATTTGCGCGGGATCGTTTCTGCAAATCTTCCACTGATTTGTGGTGCTCTTCAACCGACTGCCGGAGCAATGCAAGCCCTTGATTGGTGGCGGTGATTTGCCCCTGCATTGACTTCATGCCGCTGTTGATGTCCTTTACATCCTCTTGAATGTCTGAAACTTTTGTGTTCAGCTCTTTCACGTCTGCAATCAGTCCCGGTTTGCCGTTGCCGTATACGGCCTCAAAAAGCCGCCACACGGTCTTGTTGTTTTCCTTCATATTGCCCTCAAGGTTTGCCAATCGCTCATTTACGCCCGCCATTATGCAACCCCCTCTTTTGGCTTTTTATACTCGATGTGGAAAATTACCAAATCCCGCGCCTTGCAAATATCATCGAATTTATGCCGCGCCCAGACTATCGCGCCGCCCAGCCGAACACCGGCATATTGCATGTTGCGGTTGATCCAGTTTTTGCCCAAATCCTGCAACAGCTCCAACATGATATAATCGGCTTCCGCCCGCGGCACATATTCCGTGGCGTAAAGCGCATCGTGCACCAGATAAGCCGCCAGCGCGTACCCCAGCGGGTGAAAGCGGCCTTGCAGCCGTTCCGGTATGCTCCCGCCGTCGGTTACAAAGCCCCGCTTTATGTGCATTGACCACCGGACGCGGTCGTTTTCAAACTCCGCCCGCCAGCCCTCGATTTGCTGCCAGTTAACGCCGTCCCATTCGCTGTACCGCATGGCGGCAGGCGCTAATATTGGCAGTTCACATTTCAAGCATTTCATTGCTCTGCACGCTCCCCAGATTACGCGGTTTCGTCAAGACTGAAAGCTGTTTCAACGGCGGCAAACTCGATCACAACCTTTTCTTGGAACGCTTGCACAAAATCACGATTTGCCAGCTGTTCATCGGTGAAGGTCTGCACCATTGCATTAAGCGCACCTTTTACGGTTTCAGCTTCAATAATCATGTTTGCACCGAAAGCAAAGCACTGCTTGAATTGCGCTTTGTCAACCGGCAACATAACCGGGATTTCACCCTGCCAAACCTCCCACGGGATGACGGTTTCGTCCGGCAACACTTCATACATTGCCAGCACAGAGTTGCACCGGGTGATATTATCCGTGGTAGTCTTGAAAAGATATTTCTGACCGTTGGCAACAATGGTAATGCCCCCGTATGCCACTTTGTCGGCTTCCGCTGAAACAAATGCCGCCAAATCACTTTTTGTTACCGGCTTTGCCGGGCGTTCAATCGTCCAGCCCTCCGGTATCGGGCCAAGCTCTGCAATCTGCATGTATTCGTCAAAAGACCGCCACACAATCAGCCCCCGGTTATCTTCCACCTGCTGCCATGCTTCACCGTTCCAGATACGGGCAAATCCCGCCTCTGCTTCCGGCGGTTCGGCAAAGGTTGCGTTCGCGGGCAAAAGCCAAACAAGCCGCTCCTGCGCTTCACTTTCCAGCGGGTCGATTTGCGCGTCGCTGGTGTGCAAAAATTCTTTGGTGTCTGCTGCGTAATAATAGACCTTCATTTAATCACCTCTTTGCTTGTCAATACTTGATAAAATAGCGGACGGTTACGGCGGGCGGCTGCACGGTGTCGCTTTTGCCGTAAACGGCACTGCTTTTGCTTGCGTCCAGTGATCCATATCCCACCCGCAAGTTGGCATTTGCAGTATCAATACCGTTGAAATAATTACCGGTGATATTCATTGCGCCGCTGTAATGGGTGGCAAGATCGGGGTACTGCGTGTTGCCCTTTTCATAATACACGCCGGTAAAGTTCCCGGTAATATTCGGCAAGCCCGCCGCCTTTTCTGTTCCCGCCGTTGCGCTGCCTTCCAGAAATTTGCCGGACAAATTCGGCAGGTTGAAAGTTGTCGATCCGTCGCCCGCGCCGTAGGTGGTACCGATTGCCGCGAAAAGCTCTTTGTATGTCGTCCGACTGATTGCCGCGCCGTTGCAGATCAAGTACCTGCCCGCCGGTCGCTCATTGCCCGCAAACGCGATTATTTCGCCATAGCCGCCCTGCAAAGATACATTCCCCGCCACATCCGCATAAACGCCATTGACGGCACGGACAATGTTTCTGTCTTGCCATGTCAAAGAGCCGTCCGGCTTGCCAAACAAGACGCTTTTCTTGCCGTCGGTAGCCGCCTGCAAGTTAAAAGCTCCGTTGTAAACTTCGCCGTAGTTGCTCGCGTCTTTATGGAACAAGTCAAGTTTGGCGTTGTGCTGGTGTTCCTGATCATCGGCAATATTGCTTGCCCGCGCTGCAACAAAAGAAAGACATTGCAAAGTTGTGTCGCTGGTGTCTGCCAGCAGGAACGGGTAACGCTGGGTCGAACAAAGCGGCCCGGTCAAAAGCCCGCCGGTGCGCGGGATCGCTCCAATGCTCGCGCAGGAAACGACCACGTCGCCAGTCTTGCCGTTCACGCTTGAGACGGGCGCGTCAGGCATATCCGGAACGGTAACAAGCGAACTGATACGCCATGTTATTTCACCGTCCACAATTTCGGTGTTGCCGTCTGCAATCGTCGAATAGTCCAGCACTGCCGCGCCGGTCAATCCGGTGCTTTTGCCGTCCGGCACTGAACTGCACTGCATAACGCGGTAGAAGTTCCCCGCGCCGGGCATGATTACGGTATCGCCCACGGCGTAGGCAGTCTTTGGCATCCGCACGCGCCACGCGGTGTTTTTGGCATCTTCCAGCTGTGCGATTACCTCGTTAAGCTGCCGCGACAATGCCAGCAGATCAACCGCGCCCAGTTGCTCAAGTGTTTTTTGAATTTCCATTTTACAACCCCTTTCTGTCGGTTGTTATTGACAATGTTTCTGAATATAATCTGTTGCTTTGTCCTGCTGCTCGAAGGCGTCCGCCTCCAGTGAACAGCTCTCATATTTCGCCGGGTTGACGGCGTAAACCAGCCGCCCGAAAACCGACTGGAACGAATACGACAACAGCCCCTTTTGCTTTTTCTGCCACACATGCCGCAGTTCATGAATTGCCGCCGGTGCAATAAGCTGCACCCAGAATTTATCTCTTGAGCCGTTCGGCTGCAAATAAATCTTGCTGCCGGTCAGCGGGCGGATTGCCTGCACATCGCTGTTTTGCAGGTCTTTTTTCCACATGTAGGTAAAGCAGCGGTAATTTACCGCCGTCAGCCATGCGCCGTTTGCCGTCTGCCGGTATGCTTCAATACAGCGGAAAAGCTCCGCGCGTTCGGCAGTGCTCAAGCTGTATGAATTTTTGCCAACATTGAAAATCGTAATCATTTTTACCTCACGCCGTTACAATATCGCTGAAAGTAACGGTAGCAGCCGTGCCGTTAATATACTTCCAGTTGGTGCTGGTGAACGGATTGCTGTCGTTCGTATAGAACATATTCACATCGTCTTCAGAAGTCCAGAACAACCGCCAAGCGCCATTCATATACCGCAACCCCTTCGAGCCTGCCGCAGCCTGCCACGTCCGGCTGGTACCGGTAGCACTGGCATCTTTTACCGGGAATGCAATATTCATCAGGGCAGTGTACGTGTTCGATCCGTAAGTGAGGCTTGAAATCATAAAGCTAGACACCTTGTCCGGATCAATCGAACTACTGCCGCCGCCAGACTCACCGCCATAAACAACCGTCGGAGGATTATAATTGTTATTCAACATGGCGCGACTCCATGTTGCAGTTGGATCCGATTCAGTATAGTTCAAGAAGTCGTTCTCGTCACCATTGTTATTAGGTACTTCGCACAGATGCCAAGCAAAGAAACCGCCGCTCCAGTAAATAGTGCTGTTACCCGACGTATGTACCCACTTACGAGAGGTGCCGGTTGAGCCGGGAGTTTGAATCTTATACACACCATTGAATGACTCTAAACCGCAGCCGGAAACAACCAAGTCCTCGCTGGTTGCGACAACATCGTCGCCGGGATCATCTCCGCCGCTTTCGCATTTATGCGTGCCAGTGACGCCGAAAATGGTAACGCCCTCAACGATGTTTTCCGGCAGCAAATTCGCGTCTGAAAGTTGGAGCTTGCAACCGCTGTAATATGCGTTGGAAAGTGTTTGATTGTTCGCCGTTACAGCAATCACTGCGCCGGATTTTTGGGGGATTGCGTTAACCGCGCTTGCGTACCGGTCTATAGTCTCCGTGGTGATATTGCCGCCTTTGGCATTGATCGCCGCTTTAAGGGCTGCTTTGGCTGCCGCTATGCGCTCAAGTTCTGTTGCAATACTCATTTATCAGATCCCCTTCAATGCGTTTTCCAGACCGTCCAGAGTAGCCCCGATTTCCTGCAAGGCAATCTCCACGGAAGTGCCAGCAAAGTAATTGCCCGCGTCCGTGATGGTAATATCGCCCGCCTTGCTGCTGCCGCCGCCGACATTGGCAAGTTTCGCGTCAATATCGGTTTTGCTGTATACTTTGTCCGCGTCCGCCTTTTTGTCAAACAGCGCCTTGTGCGCGTAAGGGTTGCCGTTGTGTTCGGTGAATTTCGCCTCTGTTTCCGCCTTGCTGTATGCGCCAACATCTCCGGCGGCAAGGCTTACATCGCCGCTTTTGCCGTTGACGGTTGAAACGCCCGCGCCGGTCTTTTCCAGATCGTCCGCAGCAATAAAAACTTGGTTATCGTCGCCCTTGATGATGAAAGACAACTTGCCAGCCACTTTTTCGGCAGAATAGACGATACAGTCACCGGTTCCGGCGCTCTGCTTAAAGCGGGTGTTTCCGATGTCGGTAAAGCTGCCGTCTGCGCCCAGCTTGAGCAACCGCATACCGATTATGGAGCAGCCGGACGGCATGTTTTGCACTGCCAGACTGGCATTAATGCTGTATTCGCCGCCATCCGTGGCGCTCCAATCTTCGGCGGCTACATCCACCTCCCGAACGGAAACGGGCGATTTCATAATCACGCTGTTTTGGTAGTGCAGTATCTGCTGCAAGATCGTCGGGAAATTGCCTACAACCGCCTCATCTGCGGCGATTGATTCGCTGATATACATAACCGCCTCATCGCTGCACCAGACGGCGGCGTTTCCATTGCCAACAGCAACTTTGCTCCACACGCCGTAGTAAGGCTCAACAAGCCCGGCAATCTGCTGCCGGTCAAGCTCCGTTACGCCGTCCGCTTCATACAATGCCCAGCAGTTGGCTGCGCCGTTGCGCTTTATCTGTCTGCCAGTGCTGGCGTGCGTGAACACGCGGAAACAATTCTCGACAATTTCGCCGCCCAATTCATACGGCCCGGCATACTCTTGATCGTTGAAGCCGGTAACTGCCAACGTTTTCACGCCGGAACTACAAAAAGCAATCTGATAGTGCACATAGTCTTTCATCCATGTGGCGTACTTGCCAACATTCCAGATCAAAGCCATGCTGCCGTCAGAGTTGAACTCTTTGCCCAGCTGCACAATGTCAAACTGTCCCGCCTTGTACAAATGCAAATAAGCGTCGTAGTCCGCAGCGTCGCGCGTTTTGGCATCGTCAAGGTATCTGCTTGACAAATTCCAGCGCATGGTCTCCGTGCCGTTCATGTGTTGCTTGAGGTTGAACACGCCGGGCGTAAGCCGCCGCTGTTCGACTTTGCAGGTGCAATTCATTTGTTGCCTCCTTTGTTTTTAATAAATCGTTTTTCCCATTCGTGATACTTTATATCCGCCGGAACCTGCACCGTTTTGCCGGTCTCCGGATCGCGTGCCGCGCGGGTTGATTTTATGACTTCATCATCGAAGTAAGGCGCGGTTGTTGTCCGGCAGCGCACATGGAACGGCGGCGCGGTAACTCCTGCCTCATAGTCCGCCATCTTGAACACTTTCCCGTCAAGGTCTTGGCAGATTTCACTGGTGTGGCTGTCCAGAGTTGCTATAATTTCGTATTTCTCCACGCCCAGATCGCCGAAAACATCTTTCTGCGCCACGCTGGAAAAATACGCCTCTTCCGTCTGCACCAGCCGCGCGGCAGAACTCAAGCCAACATCGAACTTTTGCGCTATGCTCTTAATCGCCTTATCCGGGCCGGTTCCGCGCATTATGGAGGTGGTCAGCGCATTATGCAAGTTCTGTACCAGCTGCGGCCGGTGTTGGCCCCAGACGCGGCTGGAAAAGTTTCTGCCATCCGCCGCCCACGGTCTGTGGATCACGGTATTGATCCGCGCATCGTCCAGCCGGAAAAGCGTTTGACCAACTCCGGTACCCTTTGCCAGCTCATAGGCGCCGTTATAATACGCCGCGCTATATGCCGCCGCCGCGAACTCTTCCAGCCCGGTCAGCTCCCCGCGCATCAACAGTGTTGCATGGTGTTGCAGCTGTATTTTGATTGCTTCCAGTCTGCTGATCCGGTACTTTAATGACGCATTTTCAAGCGTCTTTGTCCAGTCGCCGGTTATGCCGTTTTCCTTTGCCAATCGGGTATATGCAGCCAGATCAAGTTTGAAGTCGGCCAGCTCGTTTGCCGACAACAGCTTTTTGGCCGCCGCCATGTTGGGCAGCTCGTTATTTGCGGCCAGCCGGTTGTAAAAGACTGCAAGGTCTCTTTCAACTTCACGCTGCGCCGCCCGGTACTGCCTTGCAAGCCCGTTAATATGCGACTGGCTCCGCAGGTTTGCCCGCTTTTCGTAAAGCTCAAACCGCTGCTGCCAGTATGTTCTGGTTTGCGCCATCTAACGCCGCCCCCGTTTATTCATCGTTTTGGCCGCTTTTGGCGGGGTTTTGGCCGTCGTCGGTATTTTCTCCGCCTGCGCCATCATCGCCGCTGTCGTCGCCGTTTCTGGGCGTAAATGGATCGGTAAAACCCGCCGTGTTCTTTTTGTCTTCCTCGTCCAGCAGCTCTTCCGCCGCGTCCACATCGTCAATGAACGGCACTTGTTCCAACAGCAAGCGGTTCGGGATTTTCGCCCCTGCGCTGACAAGACCGTTCAGAATTTCGGTTTGATTCATCATCAGATCGCGATTGAAAGTAAACTTGATTTCATCCGCCGAAAAGTCCCCAACTCCGGTATTGGCAAGGTGGGCTTTGACAAAGAAAAGCAGATCAACCAGCGACGCTTGAAACTCCGCTTCCATCTCGTTTGCGTCGATGTCAATATCGTTGAACATGGCGGAAATGTGCATCTGGTTTGCATTGCCGCCGACGCTATCGTCTTTGGCGTCGTAGCCGCGGCAATTCTCCACCAGCGACTTTTTCAGCAGCTTGAGTACCAGCTCATAATTGGCCGCGTTTACTTCAATCTTGAGCGTATCGACGCCGCCTTGCATACCATCCTCGGAGCGCACCTTAATTGCGCCATACGCGATAATATTCTTGCGGAGGTCAGCCAGATTTTCGCCGTCGTAGTTCTTCACGATCAAAAGCGTGCTGCGGCTATCTTCCTGCATGTTGTCCCGGAACTCTGACATAGTTTCGTTCAGCGCATCCTGCAAGCTCTTGCAGCGGGCAAGCAGTGTTTGCTCTTTTGCATTGAATTTGAACGGCACCAGCGGCACGCGCTCCCATCCGGCAACTATTACCGGCTGTTCAGTGCTGACCGATTCAACCCCCGGCAGCGTCATGGTTATATAACTTTCCGCCGGGTTTTCGTCCGCCTTCAGCTTGCCATCTTCCAGCACAAAACGCTGTATGCCTTCCGCCCGGTAAATTTCCACCTTTTCGATTGTTTCACCCGTGAGCGTGAAAGGCTTTTCCACGCGGAAATATCTGACTGCAAAGTCAAGTTCCGTGTGCGCCGCGTCCTTCCAGAAAGGCAGTATTTCATAGGCCGGAAACACCTTGAACTTGAACGCGCCCTGATCGTCGTAATGCGGGAATAGCCAGCACAGCCCGCTGTTGATACAGTTCAGCCCGACGGCGCTTAAAGTCCGCAGGAATTTAGCATCAAGCACGCCCCGGATTGCTTCGGCTGCCGCGTCGTTGCCATCGCAGGAAATGGCAACCGGCTGCCCCAGCAAATAGTTGCGCTTCTGGTCTGCCATTTTCGCATATTGGTTATCAATCAGCTTATTGCAGGGCAAGTGTCCAATCTCCACCAGCTGGCCGTCTGCGCCTATTGCCGTGCGCTTGCGGGTCAGCACTTTGTGGTGCCCGTTATAATAGCGTTCGCCGTCAATCTGGGCAATGCGCTCCGGCGAAAACTTCCAACGATTGATTTTGTGCTCAAGCCATTTCTTTTCATCCGGCGCCATTGCTGCCGGTTCTGTTGCTTCAATCATTTTTCTGCCCGCCTTGTTTATAAGTTTTTTCGCCCAGTCAAACATTGCTTTTGTCTCCAGTTCGTTTTTTATAAAAAAGATACACCGATTTGCAAAATAATCAAACATCAAAAAGCGGTTTTTTCAATAAATCTGCTGCACCGTAACGCCACGCGTCCATAAGATGGTTCATTTCGTCAACCGGCTGTTGCGTCGGGTTGCCGTTTTTGTCCGTCGCCCATGTGTAATTACTGATCTCTGTAATGAAGTTCACGCAGCGCGGATGTACAACGACGTGAAAGTCTTGCAGCCGCTGGATTCCGTGCCGTATACTGTCCGGGCCTTTGCGTGCTGACCGGATATTGTACATGCCCAGATCGCGCAATTCAGATATACTTTTCGGCTCCGCCGCGTCCGCTACAATGCGCTCTTTTCGGTAGCCCATGGCTTCGATCTTTGCATACAGCTGCGGGTTGGTCAGCTGCTTTTCGTAAAGCTCGTCATAGACGTATATAATCCGGTCTGCGGTGTCCACGAAAAAACAGCAAAGCGCGGACGGGTCAACACTATACCCGAAGTCCAGCCCAAAGCCCGCCTTGATTCCCGGCTTCTGCCGGATCGCCTCAATGTCAAAAGCATCCTCCCGCCAGTTTTCGTATATAAGGCCTTCTGCAATGCCCCATTCGCCCAGACCGGCCACGCGGTAGCGCTGCGGGTTTCGCTGCTTCATTTTTTCAAACAGCCGCAGATCTGATTCTTCCAGCCATTCATTGCAGGTGTAGTTCGTAGTCATTGCCAAAATATCCGGGTCGGGGTCAGCGTCAAAAAAGCGCTTTTTCAACCAATGGTGCTGATTCCACGGGTTGAACGTAATT